AGCAAGAACGAGAAGGTACTGAACAAGAAGCCACTCACCGAACTGTGCAAGCTGGTGTCCGAGCAGTTCCCCGAAGTCAACATTGTTGAGTCCAGGGATTTCTCTGGGCGCTGTGCGAGGTGGGAGCGATGAACAGCCGCGCCAAGGGAGCCAGAGGGGAGCGCATGGCGGCTGCCGCCTGGGCAGAGGCTATCGGACTGGACCCCTCAACCTGTCGCAGAGGCCAGCAATTTGCGGGCGGAACGGATTCCCCGGATGTGGTCCAGCCCATCACGACCATTCACCTAGAGGTAAAGAACACGGAGCGGGGCAACCCCTACGTGTGGATGGAGCAGGCCGTCCGTGACGGCAAGGGGAAGGTGCCCGTCGTCCTGCATAAACGCAACGGCGAGGAGTGGCTGGCGCTGGTGAGGCTGTCCGATGTCCGACGTTTTGCGGAAGAAATTCATTCGGCGGTTTCGGACGTGGGCCAGCCGGCGGTTCCCGCTGCAGTTCCCGGTGCGGATTTACCTAAAGCCTGCGGCCAAGATGGACGGTGCCCTCGGCTACTTCGATATGGACGACGATTTGGAAAAGGCGACGATCTGGATCAGGGATGACTTAAACCAATACCTAATGCTGGACACCCTCTGTGAGGAGTGGGCTCACGGCCGGGTGGTCTGGCTCAATGACGAGGAGGAGGACAGCGATGATCCGTGGCATCACCCCAGTTTCTGGTCTGAATATGGACGCATCCAAAAGGCCAGCCGAACCGTCGAATGGTGACCCGTACAAGCCAATCTGCGAGATGCTCCACGCCCTCCTGACCCGGAAGCGGGGGTATTACGGGTGCCGGGAAAACCCCCTGTCTAACGCCCTGGGGGTGGCGGAACAGGGGATAGAACCGTGGGTCTATCAGGTCGCCAGGATCGGGGAAAAGTGCCGCCGGCTCACCGGCCCGCTGGGACATTCATCTATTAGGGAAACACTGGCCGACATCGCCGGCCATGCCATCGTCGCCATGGCGGTATTGGACTATGCCTATTCGCAAGATCAGGGGGGACAGGATGAATCTGAAGGTTCTTAAGTGGTTGCTTGCGCACCAGTCGCAGCTGCTCCAGATTGTTGACATCGCCAAGGGGTACTCCAAGGACCTGCCGTACATCCAGCAGTGGGAGATCGCGGACAAGATCGCCCGCATCGTGATCCCGATCCTGGAAGCGGAGGCCACGCAGCCCAAGGTCCTGTCGTACGACGACATCTACGACTACTTCACTGACGATACGACCGTCACTCCGTCTCGCGAGGTGCAGATTCTCCAGTGTGGATCAGAGGTCCAGGCCCTGGCCATCGACTGGAAGCTGGTGGCTGAGACGATAGTCCCGCTGGTGGTCGCCATCCTGCGAGCCCTGCTCCGGGAGGAGGAGTGAGCTACGTCCACCTCCCACCGTACCGTGTGACCGCCCATCCGCTCGCCGCTCAAAGCGAGGGAGTGGACTGGGGTGTGTCATCGTACGGAGTCCCTGCCCTCTGGAAGAAGAGCCAGGGCGAGGGGGTGGTGGTGGCAGTTGTGGATTCCGGTGTCGCCCCGCACTACGCCCTGAAGGATGTGGTGGTGGACTACCGGAACTTCACCAGCGACTCGGACATCTACGACACGCTTGGTCATGGGACACACTGTGCCGGCGTCATCGGCGCCGCGACGGGCAACGCCAAGGGGATCGCGCCCAAGTGCAAGATTCACTCATTGAAGGTGCTGGGTCACTCCGGCATGGGCAGCAACGACTCAGTGGCGGAGGCCGTCCGCTATGCCACGGAGATCGGAGTGGACATCATCTCCATGTCCCTTGGTTCCTCCCGGCCAGACGATCACCTGCACACCGCGATTAAGGAAGCCTACGAGCAGGGCATCGTCGTCGTCTGTGCGGCGGGGAATGACGGTGGTGCGGTGAACTATCCCGCCGCCTTCCGTGAAACCATCGGTGTCGGTGCGGTTGATAAGAGCGGGCAGGCATGCGAGTTCTCCTCCCGTGGGAAGGAGATCGTCGTCGCCGCCCCGGGTTCCGACATCACCAGCACTTGGCTGCAGAATGGGTACGCCACGATCAGTGGCACCAGCATGGCAGCGCCGTTCGTAGCCGGTGTCCTTGCGTTGTACATCTCGTCGGCCAAACAGGAAGGCGAGAAGGTAGATCACAAGCATGTGATCGATGCCCTGTCGAAGACGTGCAAGGACGCCGGCGCCGATGGACACGACGATGTCTACGGCTGGGGGCTTGTCGATCCCCACAAGCTCATGCATTACGAGATCAAAGCCACCCCTAGTGGCATCACGATCTACATACCGGGAGCGAAAATTCTGTGACCACTGTTCAAATCATCTCGGTCGCCCTCCTCGTAGCCGTGGCTGTCTGGGCCTACCTCCCATCAGTGCTGAGTGGGATTCAGTTCCCGGCCTCCAAGCCCCAGGTGCTGAAGGACATCGAATCGGTGGTGAAGATTCGCACCCACTCCAGGACGCAGGAGGTGGTGACAGCATGCAACCAACTGCTGGCCGTGTTACTGCAGGTGAAGCAGTGAAGAACATCCTGCTCACCGCAGCCGCCTTGTTCTGTGTGTATAGTTTCATGTTCCCGCCTGCGGCGAGGCCGACTGGTCCCGTCGCAGCTGCCCTCGCGGACGCCTCCTCCGCCGACAGGGCAAAAGTCGCCGGGCTTTACCGGGCCTTGGCCGACGTAGTAAAGCGCGATGGTGGCCAGAAGATCACCACCACAGTGATCTGGCGTCAGGTTTACCGTGACGCTCTGGTGCTTGCCGCAGGCGGGACCGATCTACCCGGTAAGTACAAGGGCCTGGACACCGCAGTCGAAGAGGTGCTGGCCAAGTACTACTCACTGGACTCCGCTCCGCTCACCGAAGAGTTGTCGAAGAAGATTGCGGACGCCTGCCTGGAAGTAGCGAGGCAGAGCGGTGGCTGACTTCGATAACCCTGTCTCCATTCTCCGTGCATACGAGGACGGGCTCACCGGCTACGTGCCGAACGAGCGCGAGAAGCATGAGTTCATGGAGACTCAGAAGTATCAGTACTTCCGCGAGCCCAACATCCGCGGGTCAGGCATCGGCAAGCGGGCCCTGCTCTGGCAGTACGCGAAGAAGCTGGACAGTTCCTGCTTTACAGAAGCCCAGACCACAGGGGACTGCGTCTCCCACGGTAGCCGGAACGCACGGGATGTGACGCGCGCCGTCGAAATCCTAGTGAAGCACGAGCCGGAAGACTGGTTTAAGAAGGGGGCGACCGAGCCCACGTACGGGGCGCGTGGCCATGGTGGACAGGGGATGTCGCCGGCCAAGGCTTCCCGGTTTGAGCGGGACGTGGGCTTCCTGGCTCGCACTGACTACGGGATAGTCAATCTCACCAAGTACAACAGTGCCATCGGCGCCAAGTGGGGATCGTCGGGTGTCCCACAAGATGTGCAGGACCTCTGCAAGAAGAACCGTGTGGGTGTAATCACCCTGGTCCGCACGCAGGATGAACTGCTGGACGCCATCGTCAACGGATACGCCGCTCACTCAGGACAGAGCGCATCCTGGTCAGCCGACTCCGACAAGCGTGGCATCCATTACCGCACACCTCGCGGGTGGAATCACGACATGGCTATCGTGGGAGTAGATGACTCCAAAGAAATCTTCCCCTTCCGTGTCTGGATGATTGCCAATAGCTGGGGCGGGTGGAACCAACAGCCGAAGGCATGGCCCAAAGAGTACGGTGAGTGGGTGCCCGGCATGATCCTCACGTCGGCAGAAGACTTTGATGTCTGCGTCTCGTCGGGTGACTGTTGGATTTACGGTTCAATCGACGGCTACCCCCCGCAGCGGCTCCCAGATTACGGCACCATAGGGCTACTGAAACATGGTGACTAGCCTACTCCTCCTGTTCGCGCCGGTCGATTACACCGCAGCCGTGGCGGTGCGGGCGGCGTACGTGATCAACACCCAGGCCGAGACAGTGGTGAAGAAGTGCTGCGGCCTGTGCCGGAACGGCGTGATCACCCACGGCGACGGACACCAGACCCCCTGCCCCTGCCCTCCCGATTGCAAGTGTAAGACCAAGGCCGCATGCAAGGACGGGACGTGCCCAGCGAAGCCAGCAAGGTAGCTGCGGAATACTTCAGTCGCATGCTGGGAGAAGTGGTGACAAGTGCCATGCCAACAGAAGCCAGCAAAGTCGCAGCCGAATGCGTACGCCGCACCCGTGCCAACAGGATCAGCAGCCATGCCAGGAAGGTCGCGCTCATCGCCATCATGCTGTCGCCAGATGGGGAGGTGGATGCCCCGGCATTCCGCAAGCAGATACGGGAAGAGTACGCCCGACGCTACGAGTGCGGGTCCGTGTTCTTAGTGATTGTACTTCCGATACTTATTAACTTGATCTCAGCCTGGATCATCCGATGGTTAAACAACCGCAGCCACGGTTTGAATTTACGACGACTGAGGACGGAGGCGTTCGACGCACTGTGATCCGCCTCGCCTGCACGTACGACGGGCATACCCATGTCTACGAATATCCCCCCGATGAAGCCGAAGATGCAGCCCAGATGGTGGCGCTGCATGTCCATGAGGGCCAGCTACATCCTGCCGCCGGCAGCATATTGTGTCGCATGATTTTTGCGGGGATGCGCGATGAGTGAGTCAGCTGAACTGTGGATGATCGGTATCTCCGTGGCTGCGGCAGTGGTGCCGTGGGCCATGTCGATCCATGCCAAGGTCGCGGTGATCGCGAAGAGCGTGGAAGAGTTGCCCGATCTGGTGCGAGAGCTACGCGAAACTCTGGAGGAGCATGAGGTGAGACTGGATAAGCATGACCAAGAAATTGCGGCTATCAAAGTACAGACAAGGTCTGGTTACTGAATACCAGCCGCTCGTCCAGATACTCGGCCGGTACTTCCTGCAGAACCGCCCGCACTGGCAGCGGTCTGTCTACCTTGCAGACTTGGAGGGTGAGGGATACCTCGCCCTGTGCAAGGCTGCCCGGACTTACGATAAGAGCCGGCTGCCCTACCCCAAGGCGTACTTCGCCAGGGCTATTCTCAACTCCATGCTGAAGCACATCAAACGTGCGACCCGCCAGCCTGGGCTGACCAAGATCAGTCTGCAGGAGGCGGCCGATCTGATGCCGGAGTTCGACCAGCTAGATCACCTGCGGATTGCCATCGAAGACCTGCCCGTCGAAGACAGGGAGATCGCCACCGACAGGTTCATGGGTGGCTCTACCCTGCGGACGCTGTCAGAGGACCATGAGATACCGCTGCGGGTGGCGTCTCTTCGGGCTGCGCGCCTAGCCAAGACGCTTGCGGAACAGCTGGATATCCGGCTCTCGCCGCGCGGCACAGGCTACGCACATCGGGCGGGTGATACCAACCCGAAGAAGTCTTTTTCGTCGCCGGCTTCCGCACGCCCTCGCGGCAAAGGCAGAGGGTGATCGCATTCCAAGACATGCCCCGGTCCCGCATGTCTACTACCCGGTTGCCTAGTACACGCTCGCGTTCGCACGGCACCCACTCCTTATCTCCCCGCACCCAGCCAAAGGGACGGGTGCCAGCGTAGGGCTTGCCGTTCCGCTTCAGGTAGCCGAAGGCATCGGATACCCGCCGGCCGATCCGCTTGCGTTCGTACTGTGCCCAGCTTGCGAACTGGCAGAACATCATCTCCCCCTCGTCCGTGGCCGTGTCGATAGGGAAGTCCAGGATGGAGAGCTTCACCCCGTACTGTCTCCAGGTGGCCAGGGTGCCGGCCGCATCGGCGGTGTTACGCCAGCCACGGTCTAGCTTGGTGACGAGGACGAGGTCCCCCTTCTCCAGCAAATCCCACATGACTTTCCCCTGGGGTCGGTCACGCAGTGGCACCTTGCCAGAGACATCCTCGTCCAGAAAGATGCGGTCAATCTTCCGGCCATGCTTCTCGGCATGGGCCTCCAGTTCCTGCCGCTGGTTGTCCAGACTGATCGACTGATCGTCCGTCGATACCCGGCAGTACCCGTAGATCATGCTACCTCCCGGATGCAAAGAGAATCACGGCGACCACGATCACACTGCCCACCACAAAGTCTGCCAATGGCGACATCATTTAACCTCCATAAGTATACGCAAACAAATGTCTTTTAACTGGCCCGCAATCAACATCAGGATGCACGTCGCAATGACATGCATGACCTGTAGTACCTCCCTGTACATCGGCTCCTCCTTATTCCACCGTGAACGTCATGTCGCACGGCAACTCTTGGACGAAACGCAGCTGGCCAACAACTCGCTGGCTGCCGTCCGTCCATAGCGTGGCTCTGGAATCCGTGTCCGTTTCGTCGTAGATGTCGGGGCAGTAGTCCCGCCATGCACCAGACGCGATGAACTTGCCGGTCAGGATCGGGCCGGCAAGATCATAGAACTGAAGCCATGCGAGCCGCACCTCATGGGAGGTGCCGTTGCGGGTGGCATAGTCCATGTCGGCCAGGGCCCCGGCGAGAGAGCGAGCGTTCTTAATCTGATCGGCATACTCCGCAAAGAACTCGCTATCAAAGGCGCGGTCACGCACGCTATCTGTCATCGATCCTCCAAGGTATTCGCATCGGTCCTGAACTGACGGACGTACTCACGCAGTAACGCCCCTGTAGCAAACAGATTCTTCGGCTTCCTCGCAGACTGGATGGCAGTCTCCTCGTCCCGCTTGTCGGCCACCTCAGCCGCCACCTCTAAGGCATCGGCCAGGAATACCAGGGTGTCCGCATCGAACGAGTACACGCCCGGCTGCTTCGGCGCTGCGGCATCCGACATCAGTAGTCCTCCTCAACTAGGGTGTCATAGAACTTCTTCAACGCCTTCTGCATGAACGCGGCAGGATCGCAACCATCCTGATCGCACAGGTGCAGGATGCTAACCACCAAATCCTGCATGACGTAGCCCTGGTCCGCATCGATATCACGGCCGGTGTCACGGGCGAACTGCTCGCACGCACGCAGGCCACGCTTCGCAATCGTCTTGTCTCCGGTAAGCATCACTTCCCCCTGTACTGGTTGACCAAAGCCTGGACGGACTGCACGTCTACAGATCGTGCATCAAAATCCGGCAGGCCCTTCACCCCACGCTGACGGTATTCCTTCAGCCGTTTGCACACGGCCTGATGGGTTACCCCCAACTCCGCAGCCACATCGGTAATCGTACCGTCCGCATGCTTCATCACTGCGGCAATGAACTTCTCGGCCGATGTCTTCGGCGCTCGCTTCTTAGCCATCACTCACCTCCTGTCTCTAGCATGTGCGCAACCAGCCGCGTGCAGTCCCTCTGCAAGTCGGCGTCAAACGGATGCCCCCTGTTGGGCCCGGCAAACCAAGACTTCCATTGCCCAGTCGGCTCCTTAATCTCTATCCAAGTAACCCCCAGCTCTTTGGCGGCGCGCTCGCGTGCCATGCGGGCCCGCAAAGGCAATCGACTGTCTCCAGCGTGGACTCCGAACAGGAACTCAGCCATCACATCACCTCCGGGTTTCTATCACACCAGGACTGATACACATCCTCATCATCAGGCAACCATTGTACAACCTCGCCGCCCATTTCCAACGCGCCTCCGGTGTAGATCACGATCTGCCCCTCATCGTCCTCGCATATCCGGCAGTTGGGAAACATCTCCCGCACGATGCGGGCAAACTGTTTGCTGGTCCCATCAAACTCAGGGATCATGCTTCCTCCAAAAGAAAAAGCCTGATCTCCTGGTAGAGATCAGGCTCCAGTCGTCGGGCCAAAGACTCCGCCAGCACAAGCAGGCGGATCGCCTTGTCCACTGTCTCGTCAGTCCAATGATCGCTCCTTGCCATCATCTACCTCCGTGGTGATACCTTCGGCCTTGGCTATGGCTGCTAACGCACTGTCAATCAAATCCCCCGTGCCGCCGTTCTCAATCACCCGGGCAACGAGGTGCCGAAGCGCCTCCAGCAACTCAGGGGCAGCGGCGATGAGGGGAATGTTGTCCCGCTGGTTGCGAGTGTAGACCGGGTAGCAAATCAGATCGCCGCCGTTCTCAGCGTACACCTCGTACAGTTCATCCTCTTCCGGCTCGCGAACGATCCACGGTCCAGGTGTATGTGCCATCACTCTCTCCCTTCTGCCATGTTCACAGCCATGTCGAACTCCTGCCACCGCTCATACGTCTCCGGATATCCAGCGTCAACGAGCAGGCGGATGGCATGCTTCAGTTGGTACAGCAACTCAGGGGAGGCGGCGAACAGATTGGCCAGACGTTTGCTGGCCACATAGTCTGCGGCAATCGCATCGCCCTGGTGAATCTCGCAGTGGTCGCCCTTGTCGATCACGGTCAGGTCAGTCATCACTCATCCTCCTCTTCGTCCATCCATTGCAGCCCGACGAGAACCTTAACGACAGGCTCCCCGGCAAACCGTTCGCGCTGAAACCCGAACACCCGCACGGCAGGGGCGTGGTCGTTGGGGATATACCCACGCTCCCACTCCACGCCGATGGGCGTCATGTCATCCAGTCCCTCTAGCAGGAACCGCAGAGAGCCGACCGTCATGCCGGCCCGCTGGGTCTGCGGAATGTTAGGCGCATCCATCACTCATCCTCCTCGTCTGTAAATCGGTACGTTGCCACCTCGGTGATGGCATACACGCACGTATCCCTCTTCCCCTCGGCGCACTCGCCCTCGGCAAACGCAGTGGCATCTTCCTTAGTGGAGTAGTAGCCAACGACATTGTCGTACTCATCAACCACGATGAAGTTATGGGGCCATGCCATCACGCAATCTCCAGTAAGTGAAGGATGTCGGACAGGACGGACTGCACATGTCGTACCTGAACAACATCCGGATCATTGTCCGGTCGGGGAAACTTTTTTAACTTGCGATCCAAGTCATGGAGTCGGCATCGCAAAGCATCGCCAAGCTCAAACACCTGCTCGGCGGTGAGGTCCAGCTTAGGCATTGACCACCTCCAAATGCACATTGCCACGGGTTGAATCCCACTCACAGTTTACCGGGTCATCGGACTCATCTGCCCGGTGATCCAGTACCAGGGTCCATCGTCCATACAGGTCACGGGCTGAAGCCTCTGCCTCTTCGCGGGTGGCAAACCGAATGCCATTGCCAGCCCACTCACCGCCCACCTTTACCATCGGTCGGTAACTCATGCGTCGTACTCCAGGTTCATGTAATTCCGCACCTTCGCCGCCAGTTCGTCCAAGCACTCGTCGCGAAAATCCAAGTGTGTTCCCAGTTCGTCGCGGCAACTTGCCTTGTGCAGCACCCAGTCCGCGCACTCCATGAGAGTGATGTAGTCGCACCTGTTGATGCCGCATGCGGCTAGCTCTTGGGCGTAGTCCCTGCTCATGTCAGTTCTCCGTTCGTACTAGGTACACCCGGTGTCCATGGAGCGAACGCCAAGTCCGCATCCATTCCTCCGCTTCCCAGCGGTCATCAAAGACCGCAATAACCTTCGTCCGTGTCTTCACTGCCCACATAGCACACCTCCTTGTGCGTGTCGGTCAATCCAAAACGTAGATGTCTCGGTAGCCTTTGATGGTCCCGGTCCCGTCCGACCCAGGCTTCACAACAACGAGCCGCATGAGTTCTTCGTTCTTGTGCATCAGATACACGTCGCATCCGTCCGCGTATCCGCCAGTCAAAAACTCCCGCAGTTCCTCAACCTTCAAAGCAGTCGGCAACTTCACTGTGGTTTCCATCGCATTCCTCCGGTGTAAACGTGTACACAATCCCACAATCCCGGCATCTCGCATGACCAAGGTCACCAAGAACACCGGCAAACGACACCTCAACGCAGTCACATAGGGGGCATTGCATGGGTCACTCCTGATGGATGTGAATAAGGTTGTCGATCAGGGAGTCGCACCAGTTCCGCACCTCTTGCAGTACATCGATGGCGTCGTCTGGTGAGGCGACTGCCCCGCTTTCCTGGAGGGTTTCCAGCAACTCATGCAACAACCGATACTCCGCCTGTCCGACCTCGTCTGGGTCGGGCAGGATGTAGTCACCGATCCGCAGGGTCATCATTCGTCCTCCTCGTCGGCGGCAGGTAAACACTCTTTGATCGCATCGCTGCCAGCTTCAATCATGGCAGCCTGGATGTGGTCCTCGTTGGCATCTAGAAACTCGTTGCATTTCTGGACGCTCCAGTTAGGCCGTAGCTCCTGGATATCCACGGCGCACCACGAAATGTCTGCGTATCTCTTGCGTTGCCTAGGCATTGCTCTCCTCCTCCACGATGGCATCGATGTAGTGCCGGGCAATCTCATCCCAGTTCACAGAACTGAGCGCAGCCGTGAGTAAATCCCCGTAGACACCGGGCAACTCTGGCCGGTTCTCCTCTGAGTAATACTGCTTCAGCCAGTCGGAGAACCGAAAGCGTGCCTCCTCCGCGACTGTAAGCCCCGTGTTGTACGCATCGGTCTGCGAGTGGATGCCACGGGCCACCTCGCGAAAGAAATCCTGGGAGCCCTGCTCGTTATCCATCCACAGGTTGACCAGCCACGTTTCGTAGTTAGTCCAGCCGTTGTAGCGTTCGCTCATGTGTCACCTCCCAAAGATGGGCCCGCTGAAGGCAGCCAGCCGAAGCTGCACCTCCGCATCGCCCTTGTGCCGTTCAAAGTCTGACCAGCAGTCCGGGTAGCCATGCTTTTCAAACACGGCCTTGGCTTGCTCGCACCGTTCGACAACCTCTGTCCAGTTGCGTCGTTTCTGCGCCCGCGTGACCGCAGCCTTCAGCGAACGCAGTTTGGAATCCGTCAACGTGTATCCCATGTCACTCCTCGTACTTGTAAAAGCCACAGCCATTGCCGTTCACATCAACCAGCCCGCCACAGGACTCGCCGTCCTTCTCGCAGCGGTTGGCAATCTGACGCAGCAGACGCACCACCTCATGGGTAGGGTCATCCGCGAATGCGTCATCGTCACACCGAATCTCAACCACGAATCGCATGTCACACCTCCGGAAGCAGTGGGATGGTGATGGAGGCGTGGATATTGCCAGACTGCGGCCGGCTGCTATCCCGCGTGACGAAATAAAGGACCGCCTGCTCGCCCTCCACACGCACATAAGCCTCGCGGCCGTAGCCATGCGAGGAGCAAAACTTCTGCAACTCTTCCGCCATGCGGGGAGCGTACAGAGACACAGTCTCACCCGGCTTTTTCATGTCTCACCTCACGCCTGAAGGATGGGCAGGTTGGCAACGGCCGACATAATCGCCTTGCCACCATGCCCGGGGATGTAAACGTCCACCAATTCCAGACCGACTTTCCGCCGGCCTGCCCCGTCGCACAGATTGCACGTCAGGCAGGACAGCCGATGGCCGGCTTCCTTACTGGCAGGACAGAGCCGTTCGCCCTCTACTGGCTCACCTCCACGCATGGTGCGGAAGGTACGCCAGCCGAGAGACTTGGCATGCTCGTATGACCAGGGGCCGGTAAGCCCATGGACGGATGCCATGAGAAACTGCTTGTAGCCCGCATACTGCACGTTTGACCACTGGTGAGTATAACCCGTCCAACCGGACGAAATACTGGCCAGATGGCGGAGCAGCCACAGCGGAATCAGCACCGGCTCGCCATAGGTGCCGAAACGCACCTTGCGACCCTGGATGTACTGATCATGCAGAGCAGGGACATAGTCCACGTAACGGCCACGTTTGAACGCACCGTAGACCATGGCAGGCCCCTGCCCGACATTCACATAGCAGGCCCGAAAGTTCTTCTTCTTCCTAGACCTGCGTTTCTGCGTAGCAACTAGGCCACGCATGGGGCAATCGTTGCAGATACCAACGTCACCCCCGGTACGCACCGCCTGAACCGGATGCACATGTGACCTAATGATGTAGGTCTGGAGCATCGTGCCCGTCTTGCTATTAGAAGACTTCCCCAGTGGCATGATCACCACATAGGGGCTGCCATCAAAAGCAGACGTACCCCGGTGCAGAATGACACCGAGCGGCTTGGCGGTGCGTGATCGTTTGACCATACGCACCTCCGTGAATGGCTACCGAACGGCAGCCGAATAGCACCCTCTGAGCGAACGGTGGGATTGCAGGCCACCGATGCCTAGCTAGCTTCGGGCGGTGGCGGCTCTCCCCGCGTTGACTACGCACCCCGTCGAATGCGTTTTGCCCAGAGGGGGCTATTCGGACACCGTAGAAACGGCACCTGATCCCAGGCAGGCAGGCATTCAGGGACTTTAGTGCGGACGCGATGCCGCGACCCCTGCCCACCTGCCCAGGATCGGATGCCGGGACAGGGGTCACTGCTCCCCTGCCCGGCGGCCCGATTGCGAAACAGAATCACGGACCATCCCAAAGACGGCCCTCATCCCTGTCCGCACACTCATCACACTGATAGCCCCTGCGTACATCAGCAGGGGTCAGTCTGTCCGGCTGCCTACACGTCGGGCAGGGGTGAATCCTGGGATTCCCCTTAGTAGCCCGCCGCAAAGCAGACCCGGGGCGTGCGAACTGAGAGCGATTTTCATCGTCCATTGTTCGTACTCCTGGCCTCATCAGTACCCGCATCACGGGTAGACCGGACTAGCGTCCGGTTTCGGCCTATCACATGCGTTGCCATGGGGCCCGCGTGGTCGGAAGGTCCACGCAGAGCCCGAACGCAATCGCATCCCAGATATCACGAATGCCGCCGTAGTCCCCTGGATACTTAAGGGTGGCTAGGGCTGCGGAGTAACGGCAGCGAAACCAGTTGTAGTCCATCGCACCTCCTTTGGCTGCCCGCATGCGCAGGAAGCAACACGCTTCCCCTTTCGCATTCGGTCGTATCGTCGTCGTCATATATGGCGGGAGCGTACCACCGTCCGGAAAAATTCCGGACGGGATACGCTGGCCGGATGACAAGGCAGCGACACAAGATTACAACGTCATTTCACAAACCGCGGGAACGACTCCCGCGATTGATAAGACGTTGAAAAAGAACGCTATATATGGCGGGAGCGTACCACGGCCCAAAAATTTTTTCTGTAGTGGGGCTTGACAGTAAGACGATGACTATACTATGATTCAATCGTCACGGGCGGTAACCCGTGAAACACTTCAAAAGGAGTAGAACCATGAACAGCAAAGTGAAGAAAGCAGAAGCCCGCCGCCAAAAGTTGGCCAACGTCACCCATAGGCTTTTCGGGAAGATGGTGACAGCCCCGGCTACGGGAACCGTCTTCAATCCCCGCCACTACCTAGCAGACCCGGGCAGGTTCAAAGACTGCCTATATTGGTGGCGGTATAAAGCCCAACGGGCGGGAGTGGGTGACGGCCTTCCCGCCATGCTGCGAGAGTCAGCACTGGATCAAGCGGCCCAAGATACGCTCCAAGTGTTTCTAGATCGCGACTACAAGGAAGCGGGGATAACGGAAGACGAGCCCGCCCGGGCGGTAATGGGTGCTGCCGCTTTCATGCGACAGGCTTTCTACAGGCTTCCCAGTGAAGGGGATAACCCGCGATCCCGTGACCGCCGGTTATGGCACCCCTACAATCGGGCGGTGAACGCCGGGACACCTAATCCCGCCGCGATTGTCGCCGCTACCTTCAATGCAACGGAAGACAGGACCGCTCTAATGGGCGACTGTGACGATATGCCCGGTGAACCGGTCAACGTCCCCGGTGGCCCCGGCGGGCGGGGACTGACGGACGGGAAGATGGCACCTACGGAGCGTATCGTGGCGGAGCGTATCGTTGACGGGGAAACGCTTGTGGACATTGAGACAGGCTGGAAGATGGTCCGCAAGCGGGGACGGGCGAAGACGTACCGGGCTTGCGTTGTGACGGACGGGAAGCCCGCCCCGCGGAATCGGCACAAGCCCGCCGCGAAGCCCGCCGCCGCTCGCCAACGGGAAAGCGGGGAGCGTTGCATGATCCCGGTCTACGCTCCTGACGTTGAAGCGTACCGGGCCGCTCTGGCAGAGTACTACGGGGGAAGGTAGTGTACAGAAAGCCCCTATCCCCGCGGGGGGGGTAGGGGCTTTTTTCATGCGCAGCGGGGGTAGTGTACGGGGGTATAGGCTAGGGGATATGCAACGGGATTGCAACAATGGGAGGGGAGGGAGGCGATGCATCCAAAGCCGGAGCCGATGACAGATTTCATTCAAAAGCGTGACGGAAAACGGTCGCTTTGACGGGGTAAGCCTGCCCACCACTCTAAACCCTTGCAGCGTATAGGCTTGCGACATGGCCGAAAGGCTAGGCGTCACACGAAACAGACCCCCCAGCCCCCCCCAAAGCGTCAGCGTATTCATGTCATATCCACCCCTGGATTTTTTCACCCCCTCTATCCCCAGGCTTTTTCCAGCCTTCGGCCCCCAGCTGTCGCTGCGTGTCGCAGGGCCTCTGGCGTGCGTTTTAAGCCCCGTTTGCTTCCCGTGTCGCCGTTGACACTTGTCCAGTAAGGAGCCCCCCAGGTGAGCTGTGCGTGCTGTGCGAATCGATGTTGCTGGTGGTCGCAGCCTTTTACCGGCTCGGCGCTGTTCCGCAACTGCTCAACCTCGCTGACCGAGGCGCAATGTGCAACCTACAGCGGCTCGGTGTGGACGCCAGGGGCTAACTGCAGTTCCGGGTGTCCAGCGCCATCCTGCGTCAACCAGAGTTTTTCCGTCGTGTACCCGGTCACCGTCTACAGGACCGGCGGCCTGCCGGTCCCTGGCAACTGCACGCCGACCGTGGACAGCTTCATCTTGGACCAGTACGACTTTACGACAGTGTACGGCGGCTACAGCGCGACGTATTCGTCGGTGGAAGCGCAGGCGAAGGACTACTGCGGAAAGTGTGTGTTTAGCGGCAACAACGCCATAACCGGCGGCGGGACTGCCCAAATCTTCATATCTGGTTTTTCGCTCTCAGCAAACCCCCCGTTCCGGAACACGCCCCCATGGTGCAACAACCCCATGTGTAACCCACTCCCATGATCACCTGTCAGAAGATGTACTTGGAGGCCCGATGCCAGGAGCGTGGCTACTCCTTGGAGGAGGTCATGCCCTGCGTCGTCTCCCAGGAAGGCGAGGAGTGGACCATCGATGTCGATCATCCCGCCTACCCCAGGACACCGCGACCGGGCTTTGAGCCGAAGCCAGAAGAGCCATTGCCCGAAACAAAAGGCCCCGGCACGGAGATGAAGAAGCTCCTTGCCAAGATCGGGATCACCAGTTCCCCGGATTGCCAGTGCAACGCCAGGGCACGGTACATGGATGAGCAGGGTCCTGAGTGGTGTGAGCAAAACGTGGCCGAGATTCTCGGCTGGCTGAGAGAAGAGGCTGAGAAGCGGAAACTCCCCTTTGTGGATTTCGCCGGCCGGCTCTTGGTGAAAAAGGCGATAGCCAACGCCCGCAAGAACGGACAGTGATCTCTTAGGGAGATCATCCATGGCTGACCTGTTTGGTGAGTGGGAACTGGCACAAGCGCAGGGCTTGGAAGGCAATCTTGGAGATGGGGTGAACCTGGGCGGGCTCCCCAAGAAACTTCCCCGCAACAAGAACATCAACGCCGGGCAGCAGATTCAGCAGGCTGAACAAGAGCGTCAGCAGGCCCGGCGACAAGGCGGATTCGCAACAGGAAACCCTATGTACAACGTAAACGCAGTCGCCGGCATGGCTGGCGCGATGGGCGCCCAGCAGGGCAATGCCCTCCAGAACATGATCTCCCAGACCACCGATGCGTGGCGGGACGAGCATGATTCCCGCGTCTCTCAGAACCGGGAGGCCCGTCGCATGCAGCATGAGAAGGACATTGAGCAGATGCGGATCGAAGCCATGCTGAAGCGTCTGGAGATGGAGCGTCAGCAATTCCAAGGCCCGCAACCCCGCGTCTCCGGAGAAGGCTTCGCCATCTACTGATGTTTGACTTCCTCTTTGAAGACGACTGGGACGTGGACTGATGGCCAACCCGCTTGGCGCAATGGACGATGCGGGCAGGCTCATCGCAAGGCTAGCGGACTCTGCTCCGATGGCGACCTATAGCTTCATGCGGTCGCCGGGCAAGAGTTTCGACATGTACCACGGCAGTCCGCACGACTTCGCCAAGTTCGACTGGGCGAAACTTGGGAGCGGCGAGGGCCACGCTGCGTACGGGCTCGGCTTTTATGGCGCGCAGAACCCAGGGATTGCCCTGCGGCCAAGCGGCTACGCCAATCGCCTTTCAGTCCGGGACGTTGGCGACCGCGTTATAAACGAATCGGCCGGCGAGGCGATGGACTTCCAGACATGGGAAGACTTGCGTCCGCAGCTGTACGAGTCTGCCGTCCGCGACCCAAAGCAGCAGGAATTCCTGGATGCTCTCAGCAATGATGACTGGCTGGGGTACGACGACCTGCGGCAAGTGTTGTACGACCTCCGCAGAAGCCCGCTCGGGAACTGGGACCCGAGCGACCGCCTAAAAACCGCGCATGCCAACCTTGGATACAACTACAAACTGCGAGTGCATGCCGACCCAGACCGTCTCTTGGACTGGGACACCGGGCTGTATCTGCAGCACCCAACTGTCATCGACGCCCTGGCTCCGGAGTTGCGGAAGCGTGGCCTGCGAATGCGCACTGGATCGGACGACGACATTGGGCTAAAGGGCTCCACGATCTACAAAGAGGCTGCCGAGGCGCTGGGCGGTCGGAATCGTGTTGGGCTTTCTGCCGCATCCGCCATGCTCCGGGACGCTGGCGTCCCAGGGATTAAGTACTGGGACGGCAACTCCAGGCGTGCTGGCGAAGGCGCCCGCAACTACGTCATCTTCGATGACTCGCCTATTGAAGTTTTGAAGAAATGGTCCGCTGTGCCGCCGGTTGCCGCGGGCGCCCTATCCGGCCTTAATGAGGAACGCTGATGGCTGACTCTTGGTACGAGTATCTCCAAGGTTCCCCAGAGCAGAGGCTTGCGGACCTGGAGGAGAGTCGGAAGAAGTACGACTCCATGCGGGCCGATCCGCGATTTGCTCGTCTCCCACCCAAGTACAAGATGGCGGCTGCCTCTGGCTCGCTCTATCCGACACGCAACACCGAAGCGTTCGATGACATGGGCAGTGCGGCCACGTACGCCCTGGAGGTTGGCACCCGTCCGCGAGACACGGCGATCCGCGCCGTCCAAGAACTTGCTTCTGGCGATCCCGTCCAAGCCGCTGGCCTTGCAGTCTCTGCCATCCCCTCCGCAGTGATCCCCGGCTTGGCGGCTGGTACTGCGGACTCTGAGGACGACTGGCGGAAGCACGGGAATCCGGTGGTGTCCACCGTACTGGACATCGCGACTGATCCACTGAACTACGTGGGTGTTGGTCTGCTTGGCAGAGCAGCCAAGGCCGCGACAAAGGCCGACGATGTTGCCGATGCGATCCGTGGGTTGCGTTACTCTGCGGACCTTTCCGATCTCCCCGCGTGGGTAGTCGATGACGTAGCCGCCGGCCTCCCCCGGGTGTCTCCGGAAACCTCCATGGAAGCCATGCTCCAAGCACGGCGGATGGTGGAGCGCACAAATCCCGGACTCTCGGAAGGGACTCAGGTCGGCTATCGCAATGGCCAAATGCGGGCCCCGATGCTCCCGCATGAATGGGACGCCGCAGAGGCTGAACGATTCGGTGACGGTTTCTACTGGACCAGCCGCAAGATGCCTGACGGTCGTCGTCGTCCGATGCAGATGCAAGAGAGCCCCATCAAACCCTACCCGTTTGATGCAGACGAAGCCCGCCTCACTCAAAGGCAACTGACAGCCCAGGCCCTCCTAGACAAAGGCCGACAAAACCCAGACATCCTAGCCAAGCTGCCGCCTGTCTTCCGCCTCCCAGTCTCGGACGACCTGATCATCCGCTTGGCCGCAGAAGCCCAGAACCCACTCATCCCCATAGCCCAAGGTGCAGCCATCGGTGCCGGTGCCACACTTGGCGGTGGTCTGGCCTACGGTCTGGCATACCCGGATGAGGAGGTTCGTTAATGGACACCGAAGGCGACAAGATTCGCAACCTCATCCCAAACCGCCCCGTGCGTACTCCGAATCATCCAGAGAAGTCGCACATGGTCCTGGCTAAGTCAGGCGACCAAGAGAAGCTCATCCGCTTCGGGCAGCAGGGAGTGGAAGGATCACCGGATGGATCGAAGCGAAACGAGGCGTTTAAGGCTCGTCACGCGGAGAACATCGCCAAGGGAAAGATGTCGGCGGCCTATTGGGCCGACCGCGTTAAGTGGTGATCACCGTAAATCGGTAACAAGGGGCATTGGTTCTGTGGAGGAAGCCCACGGGATCAGCCAATGCTCTGCGAGCTAAGAGTCCGCTGCCGGAAGTGCTGCAAAGACTACTCGCTGTCGGACATGCCCAAGGACGCGGGCGGTCGTTTTGGCGTGACGCCACGATGCAGCGGCTGCCGAGCCAAGCGAATTCGTGACGCGCGGGTGCGCGTGCGTGCCATGAAGTTGCCGACACCGCCAGAGAAGCGGTGCGGCAGATGCCTCGTGACCAAGCCGAAAGAAGAGTTTTACGCGGACTCCTGCAAAAAAGACGGCCTCTTCGGCCATTGCAAATCATGCGACCGGGAGCGCCGCCGCAATTGGAAGCCCAGGGTGGCCGCTGTCGCATTGGCGATACCGTGTAAAAAAGTCTGCCCGGAGTGTCTTTTAGAGCTGCCATCGGCCGCGTTTTCGGTGGACGCCAGACGCAAAGACGGCCTGAGTCGCCATTGCCGGACGTGCGCGTCGGTTCGCCGCGCCGCCAGTCAGTACTCGCTGTCAGTTGCAGAGGCGCGTGCGCTTCGCAGCAGCACGGCCTGCGAGTGCTGCCGGAAGCCCATTTCAGGACGAGAGGTGTGCATCGACCACTGCCACGGCACTGGGGCGGTGCGTGGAGCCCTGTGCGGTATGTGCAACCTCATGCTGGGGTACGCCAACGACAACGCTGAGATACTGCGGGCTGGAGTTGAGTATCTGGAACGCAAGATGCTGGAAAAGGGCGCTGGCTAAAAAAACGGTTTGCGTTTTGCTCCTGATGGACAGTAGTTCACCTAGAGGCCCCCCATAAGCCCCAAGGTGAAATATGTCCGAAGAAGTAATCCAGAACGACGTACAGACCGAAGCCCCCGTCTCGGCTCCCGTTGACACCGCTGCGCCGCAGTCTGCTCCCGCGCAGGACTTCTCGTCTCCCTACGAAGCCTTCAAACACCTCCCCGAATTCCAAGGGCAGGACGATCTCGCGATTGCCCAGAACCTCTACCGTGCCTTCAACGGCTACGGCGAGACACAGCGGCAGCTGCAGCAGTACCAGCAGGTCGTCCCCTACGCCCAGGAGTACCTGAAGAACCAGCGTGACTTTGAGGCGTGGAGGAAGTCCCAGGCCGAAGCGGCCCAGCCCAAGCCCCAGGCCGCACCCAAGTGGTGGTCGCCCCCCGAAGTAAAGGATACGTGGAAGAGTTACATCGTCCGCGATCTCCAGACTGGCAAGGAAATCATTTCTCCGGACGCCCCGTACGAGGCGCAAGCCGCCCTGCGGGAATACCAGACCTATACCGCCGACTTCGCGCGGAAGCTGGTGACCGATCCGGAAAATACACTGAAGCCCTTCGTTGAGCAGGTCGCCATCCAGAAGGCGCAGGAGATGGTGCAGCAGCACCTGAACCAATACCAGTCCCAGAACTATGTCAGCGACCTGGAACGGCAGAATGCCGACTGGCTGTATGACCAGCAGGGGAACATCTCCCGTGAGGGTCAGGCCATCCAGGGCTACATCGCCCAGGCGTCCGAGATTGGCATCCAAGACCCCAAGGCCCGCTGGCAGTACGCCACCGGCATGCTGCAGCGGGACCTTCTGAACCTGCGCTACCAGCAGATGCAGGCACATGCGGCGCAGGGTCCGGCCGGGGTGCCAGCGCCCGTACCAGCGGCTCCGCCGCAACCGGCCGACCCAGTGGCCGAATCGAACATGCAATTCCTTCGGGAGCGTGCAACCCGCGTCCCCAATCGAAGTGCAGGAACCACAGAGCCTCGCGCACCGCGTGCGAGGATGAGCTTTGAAGAACGGCTGAAAAGCCAACTCGTAAGTGATGGAGTTATTTAATGGCCAGTAGCACTGACTGGGCTCGTTCCATTGCGACGACGATTGTCAACCATCTTCGTGAGGAAGAGGTTGCTTCGCTTCGCAAGTTTAAAGTGTTCGCTGCGTTGGAAGGCAGTGGAAACATCCGCACCAACATGTCGGGTCGTGGTTTCGACTGGGAAATCCAGTACAGAAATCATACTCCGTCTGGGAACAACGGCGAAACGCCCCGGTCGTTTGCTCGCCAGAATCTCTGGAAGAACGCCGAGCTGGAGTATCGTGGCGCTCAGGTGACCGACGCGATCTACAAGAAGGAAATGTTGGAAAACCGTAGCGCCTCTGCTCTCGTCAATGTTGCTGGTAAGATGGCTTCTCGTCTTCTCACCAGCATGGAGCAGTACCTCGCCAAGGAGTGGGTGGTTGACGGCTACGCGGCCGGCAACGAGCTTCGCTTCCACGGCCTGGAGTCGTTCCTGGGCTACAACGGCACGATCAACAAGGACACTGGCGCCACTCGTACCGCCAACGCGGCCGATCCGTTTGCGGCTCCGTCCGACACCTACGCCGGTCTTTCGACCGTCCTGGGTGCCTACGGTGGCTCGCAGAAGACGGGCGTGTGGCCCAACGGTGAAGCCGATCCTGAGTATGACTTTTACTCGCCCATTATCTGTAACTACACCTCGTCCTACTTCGGTGGCACGTCGTGGAGTGCGAATTGCACGAAGGCTCTGCGTGAAGCTCTTCACCAGACTCGTCGCAACGATACGAAGCAGGATCAGGTGGACATGTGCCTGATGGACCGTCGCCTGTATATCGACATGCTCAACAAGCTGGACGAGAAGGAGCGGGTGGTGGTGAGCCGCACGAACGGCCTCCGCAGCTACGGCTTCACGGATGTGTTTGAGTTCGACGGTGTCGAATGCTCCAGCGAGAATTCGATTCCGGCCGGTGTTGCGTATGGTTTGGCCATCGGCAACATGGAACTCCTGTGCATGGAAGGACAGCTCTACAACAGCGAGGGTCCTTTCTACGACGAAATCACGCAGCAATATCGCTACGTTGTTTCAACGTTGGGCAACCTTAAGTTTAAGAGCCCGCGTAACTTCTTCAAACTCGCCGCCGTGGCCTAATCCAAAGAAAGAGGTGCGTTGACATGAGTCTTCTGATCGATCCGCCGTTCGCTCTCGGCCAGACCCTTGGGGTCACTTCGGCCAGCGACGGCAAGAACTGGGTGGGGGTTATTAAGCAGTTCCCGGACGTGAATCCCATCACGGGCGTGGTCCGCAGCAACCGGGTGAAGACCTGCGTGGCTGTCCGGAACACCTCCGCCGGGGTGATCCTGCCGAAGCGCGTGGTGTCGTTTGACACCACCACGGCTGGCCTTGCCGTCTTCTCGGAGACGAAGGGCTACTCGTCGGTGACGAACGAAGAGCGGGTGGGCGTGGTGGACGAGTACCTCCCGGCGACGGGCGTTGCTGTCAACGACGTGTACTGGGTGACGGTTGAGGGTCCGACCGAAGTGGCGGTTGCTCTCAGCGGTACGGATGTGGCTGTTGGCGACCGTCTGGCTGCGATCACCGCTGCCACGTCGGGTGCGACCACTGCCGGCCGTGTCACCAAGAGCGGCGTGGGTGCGGCGACGACTGGTGCTGGGGATGCCAGCCTGGGCGTCATCGGTCGTGCGTGCAGCACGGGCGCGACGACCGGCACTGCGGTCCTGGCTGTCGTGAAGACCCGTTACTAATCTGCCCTACGGGGCTTATCGGGGGAGCGGCTGGCTGGGCAACTGGCCAGCCGCTTTTCTCGTATAGGGACCAATCGTGGATCAACCGGCCATCCAGAACCTGGACTTCCTGCGTGAACTGATCGCGGCCATCCGCGACAGCGAGTACGCCGACATGGCGAAGCTCCGCATGCTCCAAGGATCGGGCATGGGTACTGACGCACTGACAACCAAAAGCGGAGACGAGTGATGTTTGGCGGCACTGGTTTTGGCGATACGAACAACTTCATCCCCACGGCCCCCGGGACTGCCCGGCATCGACAAGAACGCGGGTTGACAAGAACTGGCATGCCTGCTTGGGGCGGATCGCAAGGCGGTGCGATGGTAACTTTTGGCGGCGCAGCCAACGACCCACGCTGGCGTGAGAACGGTGGACACTGGGGTTACAGGACGCACGAAGCGGCGCCCGGAGCAGGCGGCGGCTCCAACATGTCCGCGTACAGCCCGCAATCCTTCGGTATGCCGCAGGCTGGCCATGAGCGCACAGGAAGTCAGCGCCGAGCCGACCGCTCGGCCGCTGCCATGCGACTGACCGGCGGCTCACGGCAGGCCGCCCCGATGGAAGCCTATAGTCCGCAGCAAGGTTCTCCGCAGGCCGCCCCGGCATTCACCCCAGGCCGAGCCCAGTCCATGCAGGCGCCGTCGCAAGGCACGCCATATACCCCGCCGGCACCGCAACGAGGTGGCCCGCCGCAGCACAGGGATTTTGAAAAAGGCCCAGGATTTGGCTTTCAGGTAATCACTGAGTGGGTCAATCCGCAGACCGGCGAAAGATTTACGGCTCCGGACGGCACTTACCAGCCACGCCCTGGTTCCGGCTGGGTGGAGGACCGCGGCGGAGCAGGGGGTCGGGGTGCCGAAGCGCCGCAGCAGCAAGCCCCTCGCCCATCCAACAGCGCCTTCGCTGATGCGTGGAACTTCTCCATGGAGGGGAACGCCTCTCGCATGGCGCCGGCTCGTACGTTCGGCGGTGGCGGTGCTGGAAACATGGCCTACATGCCGGACAACGCCCGGCCCGCTCCGTTCACGTCCTATGCCATTGGCCCTGATGGACGGCAGGTCAGTCAGCAGCAGTCATTGAACAGCCGCGATGCACTTATCTCGGCTCTGATCCAAGACAACGCGCAGCACGCCGGTCGCTCTGGCGTCTACCAAGGACGAGGTAACCCTCCTCCGGAGTTCATGGCGCCGCCTCCGCCCCCCAACATCCCGGCTCTGTGGGGGCAGGCGCAGAACGCAGTCAGCAACGGCTGGGTGAGCCCCGCGGCAGGATTATGGGGTTGATCGGCTATCTGTAACTTCGTACACTAACGCCTCCCCCCGAGGTGCCCCATGGCGTACCGCGATCCCGAAAAGCAGCGCGAATGGAAACGCGCCGACTACGCTCGCAATCGCGAGCGATATTGCGCAGAAAAGCGCAGCCGATACGCCGCCGATCCGCAACGGTCGCTGGAGGCGAACAGGCGGTGCCGAAATCGCAATCTAGAATTGTACCGGGAGCGCGATAGGAGGCAGGGGAGGAAGTACTACGCCGCCAACAGGGCGGCCGTCTTAGCGCGCACCTCTGCCAACGAAAAGCGACGATACGCCAGCGACTGGGCGTACGCGGAGGCTCGCAGAATGCGGTGCAGGCTGCGCAGCGCATTTGTCAGGGCGCAGGCAGGAAAGCCTTGCAAGACATTGGAGTTGATAGGCTGCTCTGCTCAAGAGTTGTGCTTGCATATAGAGCGGCAGTTTGCTGGCGGTATGGGGTGGCACAACCGGTCGGAGTGGCACGTAGATCACATTCACCCGCTATGTGCGGTTGATATTGCCGATCCGCTTCTGGCGCGGGCTGTGTGCAATTGGAGGAACCTGCGCCCGGCCTGGAGGCACGACAATCTGCGGAAGAACGGAGCGGTATCCGAAGAATCTCGCCAGCTGTTTGAGTCAATCGTTGAGTCTCTTTCCACACCCCCGGGAGCCTGGGCAGCGTGAATCAGAAATTTAATGTGGGCTTGTGTACTTTTAGCTACGGCGGGAATGGCGGCATCGCCAGCGAACATCCTGACGTGAGGGAATGGATGACCCCCCTTGTCTCGGAACTGTCCCGGGACGCTCGCGTTGAGAATATCCGTATCTGGAACCTAGCCGATACGCCCATCACCATGACTCGCAATCGCTGCGTCCTCATGGCGCGTGAGTTTGGCGTGGATGTGCTGGTGATGGTGGATTCGGATATGAAGCCCGACCTTCTGGTGGGGCAGGACCCGGACGCCAAGCCGTTCTTCCAGACCTCGTTCGACTTCCTGGTGGACCACTACCACAAGGGCCCTTGTGTGATCGGGGCTCCGTACTGTGGCCCTCCCCCGGCGGAGTGCGTGTACGTCTTTGAGTGGCGGAACATGCAGTCCAACAACGCCAATCCGGACTTCCAGTTGAAGATGTACGAGCGGTCGCAGTCCGTGAAGATGTCGGGCATCCAGGAGTGCGCTGCTCTGCCCACGGGCCTGATCATGTACGACATGCGGGTCTTTGATCTGACCGAGCCCAAGACCGAAGCCGACAAGCCTTGGTTTTATTACGAGTGGTCCGACAAGTATGCGGCCGACAAGGCTTCGACGGAAGACGTGACGATGACCCGCGACCTCTCGCTCGTCGGTACGCAGAAGCTGGGCTACAACCCGGTCTTCTGCAACTGGGATGCCTGGGCGGGCCACTGGAAGCCGAAGTGTGTCGGCAAGCCGCAGTTCATCGAAGCCAAGGCGGTCAGCGAGAAACTGAAGGAATCGTGGGCCGCCGGCTACGATCCGACCGTGAAGCTCGTAGACCTGAAGCCGAAGTTTTCCGTGAAAGTGAATGGCTGAGTATCGGGCCTGTGTGAAATGTGGGGTCAGCTACGCCCTCACTCCAGAGTACTTCCACAAGTCCAAGGACGGCTTCCACGCCCGCTGTCGGAAGTGTCGCAACAAGCAGGTCAAAGCCGACCGTCTGACCAAGAGTCAGAAGAAGCTCGTTGAGATTGAGAAGGGTGCGGTCGATCTCTTCATCGCCGCCTCCCGGGTCGGGGGTACGAACATCCCGCATTCCAGCGAATTGCTGGAGTGCATGATGAAGTACTTCGGCGGCGTGGAGGGTTTCTCGCGGGCGTTTATGAAGCAGTTCTTCGACGCCCCCGCGGGTGGAGCCTTCCGTACCAAACAGTTGGATTCCCTCCTGCGGTTGATCGTGAACAACACCGCGATGGGCGGTGCGAAGAAGCCGCTGGAGTTGATGACCGAAGAGGAGCTAGAGGCGCAGTATCGGCGGGACGTTCTCGCCGCCGCCCTAGCGATCAAAGTGAATGGCAAGCAAGCAAGGATAGAGAGCAATGGGGACGTGCGAGAGTTGCCGGTGGTGGCTGCGGGAACTGCCGAGGTCGATCCAGGGGTCGTGCATGAGGTTCCCGCCACAGGTGCATCCGACCGAAGTGATGGGGGTGTTTCCGAAGACGAACTCCCTGTGGACGTGCGGGGAGTGGCACCCTCAGTCGATGAGGCAGGTGAATGAAAAAGCATCCGAAGATAGAGCTGCCTGACCCGCCCAAGACGGCTGGTCCTGAAGTCTCTCAGCACGCCCTCCAGCAGATGCGGGAGGTGCAGGCCGAGCTTGCATCTCGCCGCCTGGAGTCGTTGCGGCTCTATCGCCCCATGCCCCATCAGGAAGAGTTCCACAAGTGCATGGCGAGTGAGCGGATCGTGCTGGGTGGTAACCGAGGTGGTAAGTCTCTGGCTGTGGCGGTGGAGGCGGCTCGCGCTGTGACGGGCCAAGACCCCTACGGCAAGTATCCAGAGAAGGACGGCAACCTCGCCATCGTCGGCCGCAACTGGCCCCACATCGGGCTTGTCATCTATCCGATCCTCTTCAAAGCCGGGGCGTTCCGAATCATCCGCGATGAAGAGACGGGAGAGTGGCGCTCCATGCGCAAGGGGGACGACAAGTCTAAAAGCAAACCAGCCCCGCCATTAATCCCGCCACGGCTCATCAAAGACATGAGCTGGGTGCTGAAGAACGCCGGCTATCTCAACAAAGTCGAACTGACCAACGGCTGGAACATCTGGTGCTTCTCTTCTGAAGGCGAGCCTCCGCAGGGCTATCAGGCAGATTTTATTTGGCTGGACGAGGACCTTAACAACGAGCGTTGGGTGGGGGAGTGCCAAGCCCGACTGGCGGATCGCAAAGGCCGCTTTGTGTGGGCAGCCATGCCGCACTCCAAGAATGACGCGCTCATTGGGCTGTGCGAACGTGCCGACAAGGCGATTGAGAACGGCGAAGAGAATCCGATCATCCGCAAGTTCACGTTCAGGTTTTTAGATAACGACTTCATTGATGACGAGGAAAAGCGAAAGAACATTGAGCGGTGGAGCGCGCTTGGCCAAGAAGAATTGAAGATGCGTGCCGAGGGTGAGTTCACCACCGAATCCACCCTCATGTACCCGACGTTTAACCAGTCGGTCCACATTCTCCCGAGATCAGAACTGCCGGCCGGTCTGGTGCCTCCCGACTGGACCCGCTACGTGGCCATCGATCCCGGCCATGCCGTTATGGCGTGCGTCTTCGGTGCCGTGCCCCCAGATGAGAAGTTCCTGCTCATCTACGACGAGCTATATATCCGGCAATGCAACAGCCTGATCTTTGGCGAGCGCTTCTGGGAGAAGGCCCAGGACCAGCATTTCTACAACTTCATCATGGACATGCACGGAGGCATGCTGCGTGACCTGGGGTCCGGCCGGCTGCCCCATGAGTTGTATTCGGAGGAGTTGAAGAAGCGGAACTGCCGCTCCCAGATATCCGGCTTTGGGTTCATGCCTGGGTCCGATGACATCCCGGCCCGCACGGCGATGGTCCGTCAGATGCTGCACATCCGTGGCGACGGGACGACCAAGCTCAAAATCCTGGAAGGCTCCTGCCCCAACCTTCTTAGGGAACTGAGGCGCTATCGAAAAAAGACGACCACCGTCAACGGGCAGGTCTACGTGACCGATGAGCCGCAGACCCGCGGCGAGGTCCACGCCTGTCAATCCTTGGAATACCTCTGTGCCTACGAGCCCAAGTACCACGCCCCGCCCAAGACCTATGGTCCCGAGCCGTGGTGGGTGAAGTACCTGTCTGAGAAGAAACGCCGCCAGCGGGAGTCCGAAGACCCTGCTTTGTATCTAGCCCCGAAAGGATTTGGAAAATGACCGACTTTGCTATGCCGAAGGCTGACCTGGGTGACTTTGTCCAGTACTACCGCCATGAAGGTGCCGAGCCCAACGTGGGCATCGTGACCTCCGTCTCGTCCCGCACGCTCACGCTCTGGGTCATCGCCCCGGGCTACGGTGGCGTGGAGCGTCCGAGCGTCCATCACGTCACCGATCCCGGGGTGGCGGAGTTCCCAGCCTGGAAGGAATACGGCTTCTGGGACGTGCGCAAAGGCAAGGATGCGATTCTCTCGGAAAAGGTGGCCTTGCTGGAGAAGAAGCTGGCTGACCTGGAGGGGAAAAAGGCCCGCTAGGACACTGATCCCATAGGAGAACCTAGATGGCCGACGAGAATCCCCTGCGCCCCATAGTCGCCACTTGGCTGAAGAAGATCGAACTGGCCAAGAAGCACAAGAAGCCATTTGCCGATGATGCGGCCGAGGCTCTTGGCTTCTATGACAGCGATCCTGACACCATGTGGAAGGACTCCACCGCGCGTGGGGACAAGGGCTACAACAAGGGGATCGATGCCCCGCCGATCCGGTTGTGTATCAACCGTGTCTGGGAGGCCGTGCGTCTGTTTGCGTCGGTGATCCATCACCGTAACCCGCAGCGGACGGTCAGCCCGAAGGAGTACCCCATCGTCGGCCCGGCTCTCCTGGGCATTTTCCCGCAGCAGCCGGTTCCCCAGATGGGTCCAGAGGGTCCCGTGATGGGCCCTGACGGCCAGCCGGTGATGATGCCGGACCCCGGGATGCAGATGTACGAGCAGGGTCTTCAGCAGCAGCAGATGATGTGGGAGCGCCGCAAGGTGATCGCACAGCTGCTGGAAGGCTACCTGAACTACACCCCCAACGAGCTGAACCTCAAAGGCCACTCTCGCAAGGTGGTGGAAGAGGCGTTCATTAAGGGTGCCGGTGTCTGGTGGCACGAACTCTACTCGCCTTCGGGATCGCAGGTGAAGTTCGCTGGGTCATTCTTTGACTCCATCGACAACATCGTCTGGGACCCGGATGCCGATGAGTTTGAAGACATCCGCTGGGCCGCCCGCAAGCGGACGCAGCCCATCGATGAAGTAGCAGCGAAGTTCGGCCTGTCTCGCGAGGACCTGAAGGGGCACATCGAATCCTACGCCTCCCGCACCGAGGAAGGTGAGCGTGGCTACGAAACCAAGCGCAAGAACGGCAAGACGAACGACCTCATCTGCTACTGGGAGATTTACTCCAAGACCGGCTTCGGGGATCGCCTGAAGGACGCCGACAAGGACCTTCAGGGTAAGTTTGATTCGTTAGGCCAGAACTGTTACATCGTCGTCGCAGAGGGCGTGGAGTTCCCATTGAACATCCCCCCTGCCCTGCTCCAGGAAGAGGCCGGCGAGAACGGGGTGCCTCAGAACTTCTTCATGGCTGCCCAGTGGCCAATTCCCTTCTGGGCGGAACCCAACGGCTGGCCCTTCACGCTCCTGGCGTGGCACGGCAAACCCGGCTACTCCTGGCCGATCTCGCTAATCCGCCCTGGTATTTCGGAATTGCGGTTTATCAACTGGGCGATGTCGTTCCTCGCCACCAGGATCGCCACGTCCTCGCAGACGCTGATCGGTGTCGCCAAGGCGGCTGACCCAGACCTGAAGGCCAAGATTCTGGAGAAGTCTGAGAAGGGATTCAACATCGTTGAAATCTCGGAGGCGGTGGGCAGATCGGTTAGCGACGTGATCTCGGTGTTCCAGACTCCTGGCGTGACCCAGGACATGTACCAGATCATCAGCGAGGTCACCGCACTCTTCGACCGCCGCGTGGGGCTTACTGAACTTTTGTATGGTATGACCCGGAACCAGTTCCGGTCAGCTGCAGAAGCCCAGGTGAAGGCCGAGCAGATTTCAGTGAGGCCGGACGACTATGCAAATATTCTGGAAGACGCTCTCTCAGAGGTCGCTCGCAAGGAAGCCCTCCTCGCCCGGTGGTTGATCTATCCGCAGGACGTGGAACCGCTCTTGGGACCGATGGCTGCGCAGGCGTGGGGCATGCACGTCCAGGGTGAGAACCCAGACGCGATTGTCCGCGAGTACTCCTACCGCGTCGAAGCCGGGTCGGCTCGTAAACCGAATCTCGCGACGAAGACGGAGAACCTCAACAACTTCCTGCAGGTGGCCATGCCGGTGGCGCAGGGTCTTCTCCAGGCTGGCCAGCCCGATCTGTTCAATAGCCTGATGACGGCCTGGGGTCAGGTGAACCAGTTCGACGTGTCGTCGTACCTCGTTCCACCACCGCCTCCTCCGCCCCCCGGTCCTCCGCCCGGTGAACAGCCGCCGCCCGGTGGGCCGCCACCGCAGGGGCAGCCCCCTCCCCAAGGACAATAGCCCAGTATGGATATCCCCGTCGAAGTCCAGCGAGCCGGCCGAGAGGCGATTGAGACGTACAGGCGTGCCCTGCCCTACGGGGAGCGCTGGGCCACGATGTGCGCTCTCCAAGTCGCCCCGGGCACCAAGGGCTCAGACCGGGCGTTCATGGAAGGCCGCATGAACAACCAGCAGTTGGATGACATGCCCGTGCAGTCCGCGAAGTGGATGGTCAAAGAAGCCAAGGAAGCCGGGATCAATATCTCCGGCAAGTACTACTGCGGCGGGCTTGCGGACAAGCGTGGCTGGAAAGACCCCGAAGCCTGGGTGTCATCGAACGACGACATCATGCGCGTGGCCAAGAGCCGCCGGATGGCTGTGGCCGGCACGGTCAATTACGACCCGGGCCCGGCTGCCCCGCAGCGCAAACTGATCAACGAGAAGATCGTTAAGCGAGAGGTCGCCAAGGAGCTTCGGAAGAACCCGGGCGCCAAGGCGGCGGATGTGCGGGAGCGCATCCTGGAGAAGCACACTTACAGAGCGAAAGGTCGATAATGAGTCAGATTGAACGGTTTTTCTATGGTGCCACGGTCGTTGCCGCGTCGTCGGCTGCGGCTACCACGCCGCGTATTCCGTACGGCCGTTACTCCGGCGGCGGCGTCATCATCGGCAACACTAACGGCGCCACGCAAATCCGCTGGCATGCATCGGCTGGCCCAGAGGACGTGCCAGTTCAGGTGTTCTCCGATGGCGCTGCCGTGACTACGGCGGTGGTTGTTGGTGCCCACCCGATTCCGGAGGCGTGCTTCGGCTTTGGGTACGTCGCGCCGGTCATCGTCGGTGCGGCCAGCTGCAATCTCTCTGTGCTGGTGAAGGGATGACCAGCAGCATCACGCTTGCTCCCCGCAAGAAGCCACAGCCGGTGGTGCGGGTGGTGTACACGCTCAAAGCCGCTAACGGCAATTTCCTGATCACTAAGGACGCCAAGAACATCACGGTGAAGTACTAATGCCAGACACATTCATCTCCCAGCTTCCGCTCTCCTCCGCTGCCGCTGATGCGGTTGTGGCCGCCGACAGCGGTGACGGCACCGTGACGAACAAGGTCACGCTGGCTTCTATCGCTGCGCTTGGCGGCGGGGCCCCTGCTAGCCATGCAGCGACTCACGGCTCGGCCGGCACTGATCCCATTACGCCCGCAGCGATTGGGGCGGTGGCAACCAATGACGCTCGGCTTACTAATGCCCGCGCCCCTACTGGTCATGCCAGTTCGCACGGGTCTGCAGGAACCGATCCCATCACCCCGGCGGCCATCGGTGCTGCGCTGGCCAGCCATCAGCACACCCTGAGTGCCGTCACCGATGCGGGGACCGCTGCCTCGCGCAACGTGCCGGCGGTGGGCAACGCCTCTTCTACGGAGGTGGTCTTGGGCTCGGACGGTCGGCTCATTGACAGCCGCGTGCCGACGACCCACGCCACCTCGCACCGCAGCACGGGTGCCGATGCGATTACTCCCGTAGTCCTCACTCCATCGCTGGCGAGCAGCCAGAACGACTGGTCCCCCGGCGTGGCGGATGTGATCTACATCACGGCGAGCGGAGCGTTGAACATCACCGGCCTTGCGGCCAGTGCGGTGGATGGGTTCTGTGTTCTCCTGGTCAACGTGAGCGCTGCGGCCAACATCACGCTGGCCCATGAGTCCACCTCCAGCACGGCGGCCAATCGCTTCCGCTCTGCATACGGGGCGAACTATGTCCTGTATGCAGACGGCGGGTCAGCCACGCTGGTGTATCACGCCGCGTCGTCTCGCTGGAGAATCCTGTGATCCCTCGCCGGTCGTTCGATCCACGCTCTATTGGCGGGCTAGTGCTGTGGCTGGACGACTCCCAGACGGCCCGGGAGTGGTCTGCCAAGTTCGGCTCATCGGCGGTGCAGACGGCGACGAACAACCAGCCGACTGTCTCGTCTATCGGGACTCGTCCGGCCCTGTCATTCGACGGGATCAACGACACGCTGTCGCTCCCGGTCACGACTCTCTCAACGTGGCATGCGTTTGCTGTAGTGAATCCGGCTACTTCCACCACCCAGACGGTGATCCATCTGGCATCCTCCGGGACGCAGTCGTTCACCCTGTCATCGTCGGCCTCTGGGATGGCGGTGATCTCAGCTTCCGGCAATCCGTCCACGTCGGCGGCGTTCTATGGGGTTGATGGAAGAATCGGTGCCGGCTGGTCCGGTGGCTCGCTGAAGAACTTCTACAAGGGACTGATCGGTGAGGTGCTGGTCTACGACGCCACTCTAAGCAGTCCGCAGGCGACGGCGATCACCCGTTATCTCTCTGCGAAATGGGGCCTGTAATGCAGCGCTATTACATTACCGCAGAAGCCACGTACGAAGCCCTCCGGCAGTCGCTGAACGTCCAGCTGGGCTATCCCACCGGCACGGCTAAGTCCATCTTCCAGACCGCCCTCCAGGCTCCCCGGGACGGATTCCGACGAGTCCTCCTCGCCGTCGATACCGACCTCCCCCAGTACACCGCCATCCTCGCCGCCATCACGCCTCTCATTGAGGCGGATGCCATGGAGGAGATTGACGAGGCAACGTACGTAGCGGCCGTGAACAGTGCCGCATCTGGCGGAGGGGCTAGCACCTGGAGCGAGCTGACCGGCACGCCGACCACGCTGGCGGGGTATGGGATCACTGATGCAGCTACTCAACATCATACGCATAGTGCATCTGCGATCACCGACTTCGCAAGTGCCGTCGCCGCTGCCTCGCCAGAAGAGGTGGTCGAATACCTCACGACCGCGAACTTCCCCGCCACGGGCAATGCCTCGTTGCTCTATATCGCGACCGACGCGGGCCGCGCCTACCGCTGGGTCGGTTCGCAGTACGCCGAGATCGGCCCTGCGGTGGCGTTCCTGCCGGTTCATAGCCATGCGGCCAGTGACATTACGAGCGGGGTGCTTGCCACGGCGAGGCTCGGCAGCGGCACTGCTGACGCGACCACCTACCTGCGCGGCGATTCCACGTTTGCCCCTGCGGTAACGAACGTCAACGGCAAGACCGGCGCGGTGCTGCCGGGAACGGTGTTTGAGTTTACTCGCACGTCTGGGCCAGCCGGTGCGACTCTCGCTGGTAGCGCTTGGACATGGACGCCGCCATCCAATTGCACGCTGCTTGAGTTTTTGTTTATTGGTGCTGGCGGTGGTGGCGGCTCTGGCCGTCGCGGGGCGGCTGGCTCGGCACGATTCGGCGGTGGCGCTGGGTCTGGCGGAAATGTGACGTATACGACAATTCCGCGCTCTCTCATTACGACAGCACTTACTATTTTCCTGCCCGCTGGCGGCGCAGGTGGCGCTGCTCAAACAGCCGATGACTCAAACGGCAACGCTGGCACTAGTGCGCAAACCGGCACGATAAATGCGTCCGGTGTCAACATGGTCATCGCGCTTGGTGGCGTTGGCGGCAGTGCTGGCACTACCACTACTGGCACTGGGGCAACGTCTGGCGGTAACAATAACCGCACCTATGCCGGTGGTGCCGGTGGGAGTTCTTCGATCACGGCAAATGCCTCCAGTGGCGGCGGGGCTGGCGGAATTTCACCGTTTGGCGGTGGTGGCGGTGGCGGCATTAGCGCGGCAAATGTCGCCTACAACGGCGGAAATGCTTTCAGTTACGGCGGAGCCTTTTACTACGTTGCTGGTGTCACCGGTTCCACGGGTGGCGCTGCTTCAACGACTGCCGAAGGCGGAACCGGAGCGGATGGTCGCACGTTTGGGTACGGTGGCTCTGGGGGCGGCGCGTCTACCAACGGTTTCAACAGCGGCGCAGGCGGCAACGGTGGCGATGCTTTCCTCCGAATCACGATTTGGTGAACTATGGCACTTGCGATCCTCAACGCTGACGGCTATGTGGTCACGTTTGTCCGCGACGACGTTCCAGAAGGCTGGACTCCACCAGAGGGCTGCACCGCAGTTCCCGACGATCAACTTCCCGCAGGCTGGCAGATGGAGCCAGAGTGGCACGATCTCGCGGACGTTCGCCGCGAGCGAAACGAGCGACTCTCTGCGAGCGATTGGACGCAGGCAGCGGACGCGCCCGTTGATCGCACCGCATGGGCCGCCTACCGCCAATCGCTCCGCGACCTCCCCAGCGTCTATAGCGGCGAAGGCCCGATCCCTTGGCCGCAGGAGCCAGCCTAATGCCCTTCTCGTTCCCATCCTCACCGACCGTAGGCGACCAATCCACGCAGAACGGGCGCGTCTATTCGTGGACGGGTTCGGCGTGGGAAATCGTGCCGATCCCGACGAGCGTGGATGCGGGGAATCTCACCGGCACCGTCGCCCTCGCCCGCCTCCCCGTCGTGCTTGAGCAGACCGCCACGGTTGGCAACAGCGGCACCTCCACGACGCTGGCCCTGACCACCGGCAGCGTCCAGACGGTGACGCTCAACGGAAACTGCACGTTCACGATGCCCAGCCCGACCGCTGGGGCTTCGATCACGCTGATCTTGACGCAGGGCGGGACGTTCACGGCGACGTTTACTTCCGTCCTGTGGGCGGGAGGCACCGCGCCCACGATCACGGCGACGAGCAACAAGCGGGACATTCTCGTCTTCGTCTCGGACGGCACGAACTGGTTTGGCACGGCCTCGCAGAATCACTAATGCTTGCAGGCAAGATCGGCTACTTCCGGCAGGCTTTCGACCCGCGAAGCATCGCAAATCTGGCGCTATGGCTGGACGCTTCCGCCACGGGCGGTTTTACGTCTACCAGCGGGCAGGTCACGCAGTGGACGGACCTCAGCGGAAACGCCCGCCACTTCACGCAAACGACGGCGAACAACAGGCCGACGCTATTTACCAGTGCCAGCGATGCCCAGACGACGACGCCCGCAACGATTGGCGGCAAGCAGGCTTTTTTCTTTGACGGCGTGAACGACAGGCTAGCTGGGAACGTGGCTGCCAGGAATATCGGTCGCAACGTCGGCGGCGTGTCGTTGTTTGCCGTGGTGCAACTCACCTCCGCAGCGGCAAGCGAGCGTTTCGTTTACGCCGCCCTGACGCCGCAAAGCAACTACCGGCACGGACTGCTGTTCAACACCGGCCTAACGATTTTTCGATTGCTCGGCCAGCGATTAGACGCCGACTCGGCTGTGACGCGATCGTCTGCAAGCGGCTTTTTTTCTACCGGCCCGATATATGTCATATCGGCATTGTGGAACAACACGGCGGCAACGTCGCTTGCGATGCTCAACGGAACGACCGTCATCGCCAGCGGCGCGCACGGTACTGCCGGGTCTACGAGCGACACGGCAGCGAGCCAAGTAAATATCGGCTTCACCGGGTTCGGTGGCTTTTGGGCTGGGCTGATCGGGTCGGTTCTGATTTACGACCGCGCGCTGAGCGATGCGGAACGTGCCACCGTCCGGTCGGGGCTGGCCGCGCAATGGGGGGCATCGTGAACCGATATTTTCGTATCGCTTCTAGCGAACAATACGAGGCTATGCGGCTGATGCTTGACGCAGCCTGGGGGCATGAGCCGCCGACAACCTGCGTCGATCCAGCGGAGTCAGCTCCCCGCGATGCGGAGGGGCGAATCCTTCTGGCCGTGCGGCCGGAGTTCTTGGCGTTCGATGCGGTGGCCGCGATGCTGCCGCAGTTGCTCGCCAGCGGCGTCGTGGAAGAAATCAACGAGTCGCAATACCTGCCGGTGGGCTGAGTTGCCGTCTTCCCACAAAAGAGAGTCGCGTTTCGCGAAAGGCGAAAGTGCGTAGGGTCGCCGGAACTGCGTAGTAAACTGCGCTCTTCACCTTAGAGACGGCTATACCCGTTTGGGTATGCGCTATCGCACCAGAAGACGGCCAAGGTAGTTACGAACAAGTACCGAGCATTTGTCGCCAAAACGTATCAAAAACGACACGTTTTCCGTATGAGTTCGGATACAATCTGGGCGATCCCGGCGGACAGCGACCGGACAGATAAACCGGTTTTGCGACCCCGCCGGGATCGTTCGCAATTCGCGAAAGGCGAAAATGGCACACGCTCTCCTGAAGTTCGACCTCGCTGACCCCGACGACGAGCGGGAGCATCGCTACGCCCTCGCGGGGCGCGAGGCTCTGATCGCACTAGAGGCGATTGAGCAGCACCTTCGCGGGAGGTTGAAGCACGGCGACCCCAGCGACCTAGAACGAATCGGCCTGAAAGAAATACAGGCCATGATTCCTTACGAGTTGACGAGCCTGTTGCAGTAGCACTACACGCCGCAGAGAGGGACGCGATGAGTGACGTACCGGAACTAGATCGACTGCTAGAGGAGCATGAGACGTTCCGCAGGAACGTAGGCTGGATGCGGCGAGAGCATCAGCACTACTTGGGGTTTGTCTGCATGGTTTCTGCGGTCGGCATCGCTGTTCTCTATGGCTGTTTCGGTTTCGCTGCCGTTGCGTTGTTTCCGCTCGTCTGGCGGCTGGCTGAGTACGTTGTGCCAAGGCCAGTTCGACGCGACCCGTTTCGGCGGTACATGGTGAAGTGACGCTACTGAAATCAGAGAGGGACATGAGCATTGCAGTTGGATTGGCGTGGGCTGAAGAGGCGCGGCGGCAGGCGGCGGCAGAAATAGAACTGCTGCGGCTCACCGACGAGGAGAGAGAAGCAATCGAAAAGGCC